AGACCCTTTGTTGCGATAATGCTGGAATTTAGTCCAATTTCTTATTTTCATGTATAACTCCAAGTTGGTTAACAACTGCCTATTTTTTAAGCAGTGATCTGGGGAATCCCAGTGAAATCAAGCTTAGCAAAAATAAATACAAAAAGCAACATATTTATTTAAAAATATTATAAATTATTTTCTATAATGCTTGTATATTTTTTTTAGAATTGCTATAGTTCTTTTCAAGCAGTACATTTTTATTAACTATGGAGGTTTAAAGAAATGGATAATCGTAAAACAATTAAAGTGTTTACAGTCTTAGATGACAGAGAAATTAAAGTTGGAGCAATTATACCTTACCTACAAATTGAAACTGAGTACGATGTAATTACAGACAAAAGAATATCTAGTTATGTATTTACATGGAATTGGAGTTGCTGGGGAGCTGGTAAGCAACGTAGAGGTAGAGGTAATTTTTTAACTAGTGAGGCAGCAAAAAAAGCCTTATTAAAAGTTTGCCCATTTCATGAACACAATTTATTATTTAAGGAGTCAGTATAATGGATCAACAATTTTATGAAACAGTAGCTAGACATGAGGAGTGGCTTGAAGATCAAGCTGCTCTCTCTAAAATAACATACGATGTTTATTGCCAGTCTATTGCGCATAAAACATTTTATGTGGGAAGCGTTACAGCTGATAAAAAATCAGAGTTTATTAATAGTACTCACTATGACGCTAATAAATTAATCTTTTGGAAAAGGAGTCTTTAATTGAAATATATTATTATTCCTGTGGCTGTGTATTTGTACGCAGCCTTTGTGCTGTACGTTGTATTTCCTTATTTAATTAAACTTCATGGAGGTTAATGTGTTCGATATTGACAATCCTAAATGGCAAAAAAAGTTTACACAAAAAGGTTATATTTTGGTATGCTGTTACTTAATTATTTTTTGGAGCTATTTCATATGGCGAATTCTTTAACTGAAATCATTAAGCAATTAAGGCTTGCAACTGACGAGCTTCAAAAAGCTAATGATGAGGCTGAGGCCAGAGAGCTTGCAGCCCTACAAGATTACAACAAGACTAAGGAGTCTAATGATGAGCAATAAAGATAGTGGTATCGTAATGATTCATGGCAAGGCCTACAAAACTGTGGCCAAGCGTGTGGAGGAGTTTAGAAAAGATTATCCTACTTTTTATCTTACAAGTGAGATAGTTCAACTTGACGCAGATCAGTGCGTTGTTAAGGCTTATATTGGTGAGCATAATGAAGATGGTACGTCATCTGTTTATGCAACTGGCCATGCACAAGAATTTAAAAATTCTAGTTTTATCAACAAAACATCTTATGTTGAAGTATGCGAAAGTTCAGCTTGGGGTCGTGCATTAGCGAATTTTGGTTACGCTGGATCTGAGCTGGCTTCTGCTGATGAAGTTGCAAATGCTATAGCAAATCAAAATATTAAAGCTAAGGTAACAGCAGCAGTTGATGGAAAGGATTTTCTATAATGGAGCAGCGTAGTGAGGAGTGGTTTCAAGCTAGGCTTTCTAAGTGTACTGCATCACGTGTGTCAGACGTTTTAGCTAAAATTAAAACTGGTGAAGCAGCTGCAAGACGAAACTATAAAATTCAACTTGTGACTGAAAGATTAACTAATATGAAGGCTGAAGATTCTTTCGTGTCAGTTGCAATGCAGAATGGTATAGACAGAGAGCCAATAGCACGAGATCTGTATTCTCAAAAGACTGGCAATACAGTTATCGAAGTTGGCTTTATTGATCATCCAGACATTGAGTATGCTGGTTGTAGCCCAGATGGCATAGTTGAATTGGATGAAGGCACTGCGATCCTAGAGATCAAGTGTCCTATGGATAGCACTATGGTTGACATATGGATGAATAAAGAAGTACCATCCAAATGGATGCCACAGATTCAATTCCAATTAAGTGTGACTGGTGCAAAATACTGTGACTTTGTGGCCTACTCACCAAATTTTCCAGAAAACCTTCAGCTGTACATTCAGAGGGTTGAAAGGGATGAGCTTTACATCGATCAAATTAATAGCGAGGTAAAGTTGTTTTTGTCAGAAGTAAATGAAATCGTAAATAAACTTAAAGGAGCTTAGTATGGCTGAGTATGATAACAGCAATAGAATCGCTGGTTGGATTCGTGAAAGTGCAACAGGGAAATTTATTTCTGGTGTTGTGAATGTTGAAGGAAAAGATTATAACTTTTCATTATTTAAAAATGATACTGGTGATAATCCTAAGAAGCCAAATTACACTGGCAGAATACAGCCTAAGGATGCAGTTGCAGCTTCAATTCCTTCTGGTGCAGATGAGGATGTTCCTTTTTAGGAGCATCCCCATATATCACTTTTTTACGTTTAATTACTTATTCATGACGTACATAGTCACTTCAAAGCCAAAGCGCATTTCTGTAGCTGCTGGAGTTGTCCACATAATATTAATCCTTAAAGTTTCTGGCTTATGCCATTAATCGTGATTATCCATTATGAAGGTGACTATATCTATAAAGAAAACCATTAATGCATAAATTTGAATTTAAGCAAAGTATCCTAGACGAGTTATCAGCAACTCCAGAGGCAAGATTAATCCAATCTATACTGGCCAGAGCATTGCAAGACGCTACCACTGGCTATGGCTCTGACAGGGAAAATGCCATTAGATTTTTAACTGAACCTAATTACGTCAAAGATCTTTGCTTAATTCTTACTGGCTACGATGAAGATTTCATTATAGAGTTTATTAAAAAGTTTAGGAGGCACTGATGGATGCAATTCATTTGCATGATTATGACGTTTATTGTATTGCCCTTGCTACGTATGCAGAGGCTCGTACAGTACCAGAAAAGACAAGCGTGATTCACCTTATCGCTAATAGAGTTCGATCTGGTAAATTTGGAGCTGATTCGTGTGAGGTTGTATTCTCGAATGGGCAATTCAATGGTGTGTCTGACATTGTGTCTGGGAAACATCAATATCCAGATCAAAAGACAATACTTCAAATGGAGTTGCTTGTCTTAGACACACTGTATTTTAAAAAGTATACTAATCTTATAGCTCATAGTTTATATTTTCATGATGATAGTATTCATGACATGAGCAAGGAATGGAAGCGTAAAAAAGTTACTAAAGTTGATTCTCTTATATTTTATTAGGAGTTGTTATGAAGTGGATTGAATTTTTATGTGATGTTATTGTATGGGTCACCATAGTTGCTGCGATGCTGGCCTTTATAGTTGGAGTATACGCTGCGCCATTATGGGCAAGCGTCATGACATCTTTTTTATTAGTTGCAGTATTAGTGTTGTGGGATTAATATGGCAAACGAAGAGTTAGCAGCACAAATTAAAGAGTTTATATCATCTAGGCCACACATTAATCGCAATAAGATCTGTGAGAAGTTTGGCATAGATATACGTAAACTCAAGAAGATAGCTTTGGAGTACTCGATTCCTCTTCCTCCACCTCTATCCAGATCAGCAATAGGCAAGTTAACTAAGTTTAATAAGGGTCGTACCCACATTACAATAAGGAGCAATTGATGGCACACGATAACGTGAATAACCCAAAGCACTACAATATTAATGGCATAGAGGCCATAGACGTGATTCAGTCTAGGCTTACTCCAGAAGAGTTTTTAGGATACCTTAAAGGTAATAAGCTCAAATATGACTTACGCTGGGCTTTTAAAGGTAATCCAGAGGAAGATCTAGGCAAGTCTGGCTGGTATCAAGCTAGGATCTTAGAAGTTTTAAAGGATGAAGAGGCCATTAATCCACCTCAACTAGAGGCCATGTTAGATAGAAGTCTTGAAGATTAGTCAAGCATTTTCTTTTAAATTATTTTATAAAAAGATTTGACATTATTTTATGATTCTATAATATAACCATATCGCTGATTTATTAATCCACTTGCAAGCGATCAAGAAATTTTGCTAAAGGAGAATTACATGGAAACATCATTCATAACATGGACACCTTATCTAGCCTCAGCTTGCGTTGAAGGCTTTGATGGGGAGGATCATGACGAAGCTACAATAGTTTCAGCATGGCAGTACCTTATAAACACTGGATTGGCTTGGCAGCTTCAAGGCTGGTATGGTCGTACAGCTCAATACTTAATCGATGCAGAAATCTGCACAGTTGCTTACTAAGGGGAATGACATGACAACTACTAATCAAAATCAATGGTCTGACTACCTAACTGAAATAGTCAAAGAAGAAGGTATTTTAAGCTCATGCTACAGTGTTTTTCATAACTATAGCTATGGCAATCAAATACTGGCCTACTTTCAACTGAAAGCCAATGACTTACCATTATCACCTATTGCTTCATTTGGTACATGGAATAAACTTGGTCGTAAGATTAAAAAAGGCTCTAAGGCACTAGAATTATTACAGCCTATCTTGATTGAAGAAAAAGACGAAGCTGGTAATAAGACTGGTAAAGTATTTAAGATATTTAAAGCAAAGAAAAATTGGTTTTCGCTTGATCAGACTGAGGGTGATGAGTTCAAGCCAGAAGTTAAGATCCCAGAGTGGAAAGCTGAAAATGCTTTAAAGAATCTTGATATTGAAGAGGTGCGTTTTAATTCTACAGATGGTAACTGTCAAGGGTATGCATTCGAGAGAAAAATCTCAGTTAACCCTATAGCAGCATATCCATATAAAACTCGCTTCCATGAGCTTGCACACGTTGTTTTAGGCCATACAGCTGAGGGTACTGCGTTAAGTGACTTTGAGCATACACCTAAGGATATTAAAGAAGTTGAGGCTGAATCTGTGGCTTACATACTTTGCAAGTCATTAGGCCTAGATGGTGCTACAGAATCTCGTGGCTACATTCAACACTGGTTTAAAGGTGACGTTATTCCAGAAAAATCAGCTAAGAAGATTTTTGCAGCTGCTGACAAAATCTTAAAGGCTGGGAAAGAAGAGGTAAAAAATCAACAATAATTTACAAGAGTGGAGGCATCGCTTAAATATCAGTACAGCCCATGCAGCAGAGTTGCTTGGGCTTTCTGAGTTCAGATATAGGCTCTATGAGGCATTTTGGACACCTAAGTCGATTGAGATAGCTGCTGTGTTTATTGAGCTGGTACATATAACAGCTGATGAATATGTCAAATATCTAAAGGTGAAAAACCCACATCACCCATGCCATGAGATAGCAAAGCCATATTTGGTGACTGGCTTATTGGAAGGATATAACCCTACCTCTGAGTCAATCTCAATACTTTTGCTTCCCAAGCAGAGAATCAAGTTCATCAAGTAGTGTGGAGGATCTGGGCTGTGCGCCAAAGTCTGTATAAGGCTTGCCATAAGCTCCAGATCTATCCATGTAGACCCTATCAACACCTTCAGTAGAGTATCCAGTTGTCACCTTAGATTCTGGTGATGCCTTTTTAATCTTACCCAGCAATCCAGTAACTTTATCTTTTGAATTTAATGGGATGATCATGGCCTCATTATTTGGCCTTGCTGCTATTGCGTATTTATTAAAGAATGACTTAGATCCTAACTTTTGAATGGCCTCTGGGGATATATTCTTTACCATAAGGGCATTAGCTGATTCATTATCTTTAATAATTTGAGGGATAAACCTCATTACAGCATTGCCTTCTTGGGTTAAGTTTTCAGATGTCTGTGCAGCGTATCTCATTGGCTCAGTCATATTTAATACATCTTTAAATGATGCTGGAAGTTTTTGAGTGTACACTGGATTGAATTCTGGTGCATTCTTAGCGTGACTCCACCATGCGCCTTGACCTACAGGAATATCACCTTGAGCAAATTGGCCACCAGCTTCATTTCTTGCAGCGTTTAATCTTGTTGTTGATGCATTAATACCAGCTTTATTGCCAAGTGAAATATTTTGTAATAGTTCTGGATTTGTTACAGCAGCTTCAGTGTTAAAGTATGGATTTACAAATGGTCGCATTGCATACTTGCCAACTGT